CACCACCACCGAGGCCAGATACTGCGAGGTGGTTTTGCCCTTAATGGTGATGTCTTTTTCCGTCACCCAGCCACCGTTACGCTGTATCTGAACCAGCAGGCGGACTTCCGACGGATTCCTGTCTCCCTTTGAGGTGGTTTCCACCAGTGCCTGTACACCGAAGGTAAAGCGCAGACGGTCGATGTTTGCCGACGTGATGGTGCGGGTGATCGGCGTGTCATATTTCACTTCCGTACCCAGCACAGTCTCGGAGCCGGAGGATTCAAAACCTTCCGGCGGAGTCTGCTCCTGCTCACCTGCCCGGAACACCACCGTGACACCGGATATGTTGGTATTCCCCTCAGTGTCCAGCACCGGCGTACTGTTCAGCAGCACGCTTTTTAATCCATCCACCGGACCTTCAATCGGCCCTTCGCTGATGGCATCGATCACACTCAGCAGCTGCGTGGACTTCAGGTTGTCCTTCGCTTCGCGCGGGGTATGCCCCTTACTGCTACCTTTACCCATTCCTCACACTCCATAAACAACAAAGCCGCCCAAAAGGCGGCTCATGAGTTACGGCAGGATTAACTATTATTTACATGCATTAACACTATCAGCAAAAATTTTTGGCGTTAATGCTGGTACGCGTTCATAAAGAGTAAAACTACTGCCATTTCCTGCTTTTTTGATATCAAGCACAACATCATACCCCCCCATAGCCTGTGGAACTAAAAGGCTTACCCCATTCTCAATAGGAATGGATGTTATAGGTGTTCCATTACCAGCCCATTGTCTGGATATGCAGCCTGACAATTCATCAATATTTTTTAATGAATTACCTTCCATTACAGGCTTGCCGGATTTTACGTAATCCAAAGATTTACATCCTGTTAAGGCAATAATCGTGCAGAATAAAATCGTTTTGTTCATATAGCTAACCAACAGAATAATTATCAGTGTTCGATATAAATATTAAATCAGTTAGAACATGAGTAAATAATATTACCGCCCAATTACCACAACCTGACCACCATCCCCTTCATCTGCCGTGCTGATCTCCTGAGATGCCACACGTGACCCCACGCGCATTTCACCGTACAGAACAGGCAGGACATTGCCCTGGGCAACCATGTTATCCAATGAGGAAAAATAGGTATTTTGCTTACCGTTATCAGTGGCTGACACTTTAGGCGTTTTGGCTTTCGGTGCCAGCATCTGCGCAACACCGCCTAAAACCATACCTGCCCCAAGAGAGAACATGAGATTACTTGCAACAATACTAAGCCCCGGCATCCAGATTGCCGTAGCAATTAGCGCCGCACCCAGCACTGCCTGAAAAATACCGCCACTTTTGGCACCCGCCAGACGCGGTACGATGTGGATCACGGCACCATTTGCCAGCGGCTCATTAAGACGGGCAGATAATTCGTTTTCGCCTGCATCACGCCCGGAAATGCGCACCTGATACCAGCCCTCATTCAGTTTCTGGCGAAACGCCGGAAGCTGCGTGGCCAGCGCCCGGATGGCTTCAGCCCCCGTTTTCACACGAAGGTCGATGCGGCGACCAAATCGTTGTAAATCCCCGTAAAGGCAGATGCGTGCCATGCCCGGTGACGCCAGAGGGAGTGTGTGCGTCGCTGCCATTTGTCGGTATACCTCTCTCGTTTGCTCAGTTGTTCAGGAATATGGTGCAGCAGCTCGCCGTCACCACAGTAAATGGCGGCATGATTCGGCACCGATGAACCAAAACAGCACAGCAGCACATCGCCCGGCTGCGCCGCTGACAACGGCACCTGATACAGCCCTGTGGCCTCCAGATTATCCAGATAGAGATTCTGACCGTTACGCCACCAGTCATCCTCGCGATGAAAATCCGGCATCTCAATCCCCGCCAGATGGTAAGCATCCCGGAACAGCGTGTAACAGTCCGTCACCCCGTGCTCAAAGCGCCGCCCGGTAAGATGTGGCACACAGCGGAACTTGTAAATCGCCCCCCGGCAGACCAGCCACCACGGCAAATCACTCTGCACCTGCAGCCGCCGATCGGCCTCACTCAGCCAGGGCAGACCACCGGGGTGACTGTGGACCAGCGCCACAATCTCACCCTGCATTTCTGCCTGCAGCCAGTCCTCCGGCGACATCCGGAAATACTCCTCCGGCTCACCGGAGATATTCACGCAGGGAAAATATCTTTCCCCCTCCGGCGTTCTCACCACGAAGCCGCACGACTCCGCTGGCGCACATCGCCGGGCGTGCGCCAGAATCGCTGATTCTGTCTCTGTCATGGGATTACTGCGAAAGTTTGTTAATGGAAAGGAAGCCGCCAAAGTTGCCGACATTATTGCGAAACTTACAGCCACTCAGGCATTTACTGCATTTATCTTTCGTGATATCGGACGTCGGCTGGTCATATTCATCCGCGACAGCCGGACCGCTATAACCGCACTCATCACCGCGATAGGTCCAGGTACAGGTGTTGGCCAGCATGATGCGCCCCGGAAAAACAGCGCCATCCGTTTCCGTCGGCGTGGACAGTACAAAAGAGGCGCTCACCGCGCTCAGTTCGCTGCACTGCTCGATGCGCCAGCGGCTGATCACCTCCTGCTCCGGATCGGCATCGCTATTTCCGTTGACGAAGTTCACCGCATCCAGAAAACGGGCGTAAACCTTACGCCTGACCACCGTTCCTCCGACCAGACTCTGCAGGTCTTCCGCCATCCCGGTGACCATGCCGTGCAGATTAGAGACTTTCAGCGTTGGCCTTGCACTGGCTCCTTTGCCGTTCATCTCAAATCCACTTCCCTGAATGGGATAGGCCTGATACTGCCGCCCCTGCCAGGTGACTGGTTCACCTTTTTCGTTCTGCTCATTACAGAAGAAATAACGATCTCCGCCGACCTCTGTCAGATCGATTTCCCAGAGCACCACGCTGGCAGACTGCTCCGCACGGGTGCATTCATTCAGTGTTTCCTGTCGGATATTCTGCATCAGTTCACCACCTGTTCAAACTCTGCGCTGAACTCAACACGCAACATACTGACCCGCGACGACCATTTTGCGCAGATCACCTTTATCTGCCGGTAGCCATAAGGCGGCGTCCACAGAAAGGCCTTCCAGCCCCCGTGCTCAGCCAGAAACGATTCCAGTGCCGTGGCCTCCTCGCGGGGAACAGAAAGCGTCACGCTGTACGTTTTCAGGTCAGCGTTCAGCCCGGCAGGCGCACGCTGAGAATAGCCATCACCAAAGCGCACCTTTATTACGGAAGGGGCCGAAGCCACATCCATACCGGGTTTCACTTTCCAGCGGAAGGTTTTCATCGTCCACCTCCGGAGAACAGACCACCATCACGGGACTGCTGTTGCATAAAGTCCGCTGCTGCTTTTTTCCCGAGGTCATAAACCACCTTCAGGGCAGCCGGACCTATCTGCCCGTTCGTGCCATCGTTATTGATCTCGATGTTGTACTGCGGGGCAAACATCGCCATACCTGAACCACCAATATCCGCCACAACCCCCAGCTTACCGTCAGCACCACGACGCAGAGGCAGAATGGCTTCAGGCCCAGCTTCCCCCATCACACCTGCACCTTTTGCAAAAGCAAAAAACGTCGGACGGTTAACCACCGTGCCACTGTAGCGACTCAAATCAGCAGACTGATAAACACCACCATCAGCATTGGGCGTCACACTGGCAGTTGCTGCACTCCCCCAGCCAAACGCCGAACCAATCCCCTTAACTGCCTGCATCATGGACATCTGAGCCATGATTTTTGCCAGATCAGAAAGGAGCGAGGCGGTAAAAGATTTGAAGTTCAGTTTTCCGGTAGTACAGAACGTTGCCAGTGCATTACCTGCACTGTTAAATGCCGCTGTAAGCATCTGCTCAGCAGTGCCTGCCGCATTATCCGCATCTGCCGTGAAATTCTGAAACGCCCGCATAGCACCGTTTTTCCAGTTACCCTGAGCAATTTCAAGCTGTTGCCAGTAACGGCGATTCTCATTCAGTTGTCGGTTCAGGCTCTCCGTCAGCGCCTGCTCGGCCTTTCTGTAGTCATCCGTGTTATATGTCCCTTTCTGCTCACTATCCCGCCTCAACTGCTCCAGCTGTTGCTGGTATTTCTGGCGAAGACTCAGTTGTACCTGATATCGCTGCCGCTGCTGATCACCCATACCCACCGTGGCGATATCCAGGTCATGTTGCTGACGCTGAGCGCGCTCTTCTTCAGCCAGTTGACTGGTCAGCTGAATTGTTTTTTTCTTCAGATCGTTGAGTGCCGTCTGTTTCTGAAGCTCCTGCTGTTTTACATCCAGCAGCGTCAGTGCCTGAATCAGTTCATCTTTACGGGCCAGCACACTCTTTTCATCTGCCGTCAGTTTTTTCCCGTCCAGATCGCTGATGCGCTGCTGCAGAGCCAGAAGCTGTTTATGCGCTTCTGTCATCCTGTCAGTGGCAATGCCTGCTGACTGTCTTGCAGCAGCAATCTGTCCTTCCACCTGTGCCTGTTGCTGGCTGTACTGCAGCAATAACCGGGTGGCCTCATCATTACGGGTTTCGCGTGTTTTTTTCTTACCGGATGCCAGGGCTTTCTCGTAACGTTCATTTTCACGTTGTATCGCAGCATCCCTGACAGCCTGATCGGCGTACTGCATGGCATTAATACGCGCAATTTCACGCTGATGTCGTGCAGCTTCCGTTTCATTCATCCGATTCAGTGCAGCATTTTCAGCATTACGGCGTTTCTGTTGCTCCTGATAATTCCGCTCTGCCTGCTCTTTTGCATCCTGCAAATCCTTCTGGCGTTTTTTCTCCTGAAGATCGTTAAGACGCTGCTGATCGTATTCAACCTGAGAAGATGATGCCGTCCAGGGGAGTCTTTTCGCCCGCGACACTTTCTCCTGCAAAGTGGCAATCTGCGCATCCAGCGAATCTTCACGACCAATATTCATGGCCGCATCCCAGAACTGCTTCCACCAGTCAGACAAGGTTTGCAGCGTACTACCCAGCGCATTGAGGTTATTATCAATATCCGCAGTACGCCGACCGGTTTCCTCTGCCAGTGCAGACATGGCTATCCGTGCCGCATCACTGGACCGCCCCTGTTCCCCAAGGACGCGTATCTGCTCAAGCTGAGTGGCAGTAAGAAAATGCAGCTCATTGTCCAGAGCCTTCGCGGCATTTACAGGATCATCCTTCAGCCGCTTAAACTGACTTATGGTATCGCTGACCGACTGGCCAACCGATCGCTCCATCTGTGCGGCAGCTCTCGCCACCATACCGATATCGTTTCCACGAAATGCACCACTCCCCACCACCTGAGCCAGCGCACCGGCTGCAGCATGTTGCGTGATACCATTCCCGGAAATAGCACGACTGAGCGTCCACAGCTGCCCGGCAGTGACTCCGGCATAATGCCCCGTCAGCGACAGCTGGCGGTTAAATTCTTCCCCCTCCTTCTGACCGTCATACCAGGCTTTACCCAGACCATAGACAGCCGCGGCAATACCGCCAATAACCCCGCCCAGCATCATGCCTTTCGGTGACATCAGTGTGTCTATCCATCCGGCACGGTTAGCCAGCGTTATCCCGGATCCCCTCAGCGCCCCTAAATTGCCGCGAGCCAGTTCACCTATCAGAACGCCTATCTCCTGGCGGGCCGCTGCACTTTTCAGACCCAGCGAATGCGTGGCTTTTCCTGCCTGCTCCATTTTGCGGATATACACTTCTGCAGCACTGCTTACCCCCAGCTGAGCAGCCTTAGCACGAAGCAACTCAGAAGAAGAAAGATTCTGGCGGGTTGCCTGCTCTTTAAGCTGACGGATAAACGCCACTTTCTGTCGGGTAGCCTCTGCCTCAGCCTGCGTAAGAACACGGGTTTTCGCCGTAACCTCAGAAATCAGCGCCAGATAATCCTGCTGACCAATCCCGCCACTGTTTCTGGCCTGTCGGATCTGCTGCTGAATACGCTGTAATTCCTGCAGCCCCGCACTGGCCTGTTTCACACTGTCAATCTGACGATAAAACGCGGCAGCCGCTTTATCCTGAGCCTCCGCCAGAGCCATGGCCTGCGCCTGTTCCTCGCGCATTTTCTGGCTCAGTGCCTCCATACGCTGGCGGGTTTGCTCCACCTCGCGGGCCATGCGTTCATGAGCCTGTGCGCTCTTCTCCACCGTCTGCGCATGGACGGATGCGGCTGTTGCAGCCGAAGAAGCCGCCTGCATTGTCTGCCGGGCGGCCTGAGTCTGACGCTCCATAAAACGCTGCATACGGGCAGAAGACCGTTCTGCATCGCTGGCTGCACCATTCAGAAGGTTTTTGATACGGGGAATTTCATTTTTAAACTCTGCCGCATCAATCCCCAAATCAATGACCAGGTTGGCTATCTGGTCCATAACGCACACCTCCGGAAATACCTTCCCCAAGATGCATCAGTTCTTCGTCCGTTCGCTCCGGTATCCCGTTCTCTTCCGGTAAAAGGCTGAAATCAGCCACCGCAGCATCACTGCTACCGGACACCATTCTCACGATCAATGCCTTCAGCGAGGCAAACTGCGCATCCATCCACACATCACTGAAGCTCTGCATCCGGAAATAATCGCCCCACTCACCAAGCTCAGTGGCCGACATTTCCGACAGCATCCGCCGCCAGTCTGCCCGCCGGAACTCCCGGGCAAGCCGCATGACAAACTGCATTTCCCGCGTCAGGACTTTTCCGGCGTCAGCGCCTCATGCTCATCATCCCCGGCATTATCAATGGCCCCCATACCGCTCAGCGACAGAACCATCTCCGCCCCCGCACCCAGGGCATCATACGACCATGTTGTAATAACGGATGCGCAAAGCGTCTCTACATCCTTAGACTGATCCGCATTCCACAGTGAGCGGGAAACCAGCCAGGCATTGATATCCATCCCCATCCGCAGAAAAGCAATCTGTCGTTCAGCCTCCGGCAGTTCTCCCTCACCGGCATCAAACTTTGCCGTTCGCTGCTGAACAAACGCCAGATATTCAATTCTCTGCAGCCCGGACAGCTCACTGAGCACCACGGACTGTTTTTCATAATTAAACGTGCCCTGTTTCAGAAACATCATGTTCTCCACCTGCAAAAAAGCCCCGGATAACCGGGGCAAATGATGAGTATCGTCCTGTTAACCTGCGGCGCTGACAGTCACCGCAGCCACAGCCACAAAATTCCCGTCAGCGGTCATGCCCACAATGCTGACACTGCCCTGCTTCACGCCTTTCACCGTGGCCACAAGTCCGTTCAGGGTAACCGTGGCAGTCTGTGGATCTGACGAATGCACACTGATCGCTTTGTCACTGGCTCCGTCAGGTTTTACTGTAAAGGTCAGCGTGGTGGTTGCTCCCACTTTTACACTGGCAGATGCCGGTGCCACCGTCAGCCCGGTAACGCTCACTGTTTCAGTGCCTTCCTCTGCCAGATACGGACGCCCCACACCGCTGATTTTCACAGTGCGGGTCATCACGTCTTTTGAGGCAATGGTTTTACCCAGTGAACTCAGCCAGCCACGGAAAACATCAACAGTACCGTTGGGATATTTGATACGAAACGCGCAGACTTCACCGGAGTCGAACAACTGAATCAGTTTTTTCTGCCCGCTGTCACCCGGACGCCAGGCCAGCGTCGCCGAAGTATCACCGACTGATTTCTGCCCCTGGGTTGTCGTTTTCCAGTCTGCATCTTCATCATCGAGATAAGTATCATCTTCTGCATCAGCGGTCATTTCGCCAGGTTGCAGATCCTTCACCATCGCAAGACGCAGCCAGTCAGTGTCCGACAAAGGGTTCGCAAATGCGTCGCCGTTGCCGGTATACATCCAGAACGTCGTCCCCGCACCTTTCGTCTTTGCCAGTGGATTTGGTGTGGTCATTACCACCTCCTTAATTCGTGTACGTGATCTGGTACGTGATTTCCGCCATCGCCCAGGTGGCCATCTCATTATCACGTTGATAGTTAAAACCGAGTGGGTTCAGGGTGTCGATGAGTCCGGAAAGTGCCGGTACATCATTCAGGGCCGGGAAAATGGTGCTCTCCATCCACATATCCAGCTCTGAATCCGGTGCCTGTGCCCGGATGAAGACGGCAATATGCAGAACAGCCTGCCAGTCATCTTCATCCGTCATTTTTCCGGTGTACTGAGCATCACTCAGCCACACCGCCACGGCAGGCAGTTCCTGCGCATCAATAAATGCCGGAAGTCCGTCAAAAAACGTGGCGCTGTCTCCACACTGTTCCCGAAGGCGTGCCAGTACGACCTGGCGGATTTGTGTATGTCGGTTCATCGGGTCAGCCATAACCTCAGTTGTTGTTTCAGTGCATACCCCAGCTGTTTCGGCATTTCCGCAGCAATGATGCGGTCGCGGGCATCTTCAAATGCCTGTGTCAGCGGTCCGGACAGCGGGATTTTCACTACCTCCACAGGAAGACGATTTTTTCTTGGCCTGCCCTGATGGTCATGCCCTGTTGCAAAACGCGCTTCAGGAAGACGCCTCAGAACATGCCAGCGGCCATTCGCCAGTTGCTGAACAAATGCCCCCCGGAAAAAGTATTTTCCCACTCTCAGTCCTTCACCAGCACGCCGCCGTGTTGTGTTCAGTTTGATGGCGGGCAGATTGCCCCGGTTAACGCGGATCCTGGCCGTCATTTTTCCTGACGGACTGGCTTTAAACACCCGGACACGCTGACGTACCAGTTTCAGGGGGATCCCTTTCACCTGGTTATCTCCCGCAACGGTATTCCCGGCAACCTGCCGGGTGGCAACCGAGACCGCTTTCTGTGCCACACGGTTTATCGCCCATGCGCTGGCCTGTGGCACCATACGGGTATCAAGGCTGTTCAGATTGCGGATGGCATTCTCAAGCCCCTTCATCCCACACCTCTTTACTCAATAAAGATCATTGGCTTACCGTTAAAGCATTCATGCCGTGTGACCGTCCATTGTTGTCCGTCATAAACAACGAGATCCCCGCGCCGTGGGCGGTATCCCGAAGAAAACACCACCAGAGAGACCGCAGGTCCGGACAGAGCATTCAGCTCTGCCAGTGTTTCTCCCGGGATCACAGTCATATCGACATCATTAATCGAGGCTGTCTTTCCCATCTTTCTGACCGTGATCGCATCCATACGCGCTGCCAGCCGGGAAAAGGGATCAGACATTGAGTTTTACCGGCACTTCTTCTGCACTGGTTCCGGCATCTGCCCAGACAACCCCGACCAGCGGATCAGAGCCGCTGTTAGTCAGCTGAACTTTTCCGGACTTCAGATAAACCTTCTTACCCGTTTTCATGTCATCCGTTTTCAGCTTAGGCAGCATAAACACACCTTCGGTCATGCCGTCGCCTGTTTCACCCTGTGGAATATCGGTCAGCGCCACCGCAAAAACATCACCCACCTGCACCAGATCTCCGCTGCTGATGGCTGCACTGGCAACAATCGCCACCGTTTTTCCTTCTTCTACAAAATTCTTTGCCATAACTGTCTCCGCACAGCCCCATTCAGGGGCTGATTTCAGGTACAAAAAAAGCCCTTACGGGCCATCAGAGTTGTTGTCTGCGACGTTTACGCCGTACATTTCACCAGACCGCGGTGATCAACTGGCGCGACACCGGCGTCAATACGCACTTTCGTTGTCACGCCATCCACACTGAAGCCCTCCATCTGATCAATATATGGCGTATCCACACCGTTGAGATAAGCCACTTCAATTGTATCGGAGCCTTTTGACGCAGCCAGGTAGAAGGTGGTCTGGCTGTTATCATCAAGACGAGGCTCTGCAATAACGGTCGCAAAATCTTTCACCGGGTTAATAATACCGGCGTTAATGTCAGCCCCCTTGACACTTGAGGAGCGAATGACCTGGTTAGCAACAGACTCCATCGCCGTCGGTACCAGTACGAACGCAGGACGAATATTCAGATGACGCTCCCCCTCTTTCTGAACGCGCATCAACTGGCGGGCTTTATCCAGCGATGCCACGTCCATTGCAGCGCTCTCCAGTACGTTTGCATGTTTCGCTTTATCGAACAGACTTACATTATCTGTGGAGATTTTCGGGTTAGACGTCAGAATGGCATAAACCAGATCGGCAATAGTGGATTTCGCCGCACGGCCCAGTTTCATCGGGACATCGGTCAGCATATTCAGATCATCATTGATAATGGCCTGACGGGTGATACTGAACAGCTCGCCATAGGTCGCCAGTGCAATAGTGGCCTGTTTATCTCCGGTGGTGACGTATTTATATTCCGCCCCTTCACGTACCTGACGCAGAGCACTGAAGCCCCCCATACCCACACGATGGGCAATTTTAAAATCAGACAACTGACCTTTCCGCGTCCACTGTTCATAGGTTTCAGGAGCATCTTCCCAGCCCTGCAGAATGGCTTTGTTCGCAACATCCAGCAGAATATTACCGAAGTCAGACGTACTGTGGGTGAACGCCGCACCGACCATCTGCATCGGGTTATAACCGGAAACCCCAATACCCCGTTCAGTCAGTGACATACGGGCATATTCACGCAGGGTCATCCCGTTGTAGACATTATCACGTTCGGTTTTTTCAAATCCGGCACGCGCCATCAGCGCCTGGCGGATCCCGTCCCCCACAAAATTACCGTTACCGGCATAAATATGAGCCGGGGTATTTTTATTGGATGGCGTGGCCTCGCGCCCCATCTCGTTCAACAACTTTTCGCGGGCCTGCTCCAGCGAACATTCAGGATCGGCAAGACACTGAGCCTGCAGCGTCTGATAACGCCCGCCAAACATGGCAAACAGATCATTAATACCGTTTACACGCGCTTTTTGCTCTGCCAGTACCTGCGCACGGATACTGTTTTCATCCACCACGGGTGCTGCTGCCTGCACTGGCGTCCGGGAGGCTGCAGGTTCATCATCCTGTACGCGTGGAGCACTGTTGCGTGGCGGAGTAATCATGTTTCGAATGGATTCCGGCATCTTTTTAAATTCCTCTGTACGTTTTGACTGAATACATGCCATTGCCTTAACGGCTGGCGTCACCTGATCAGCAAATCCATGTGCCAGACATTCGGCACCGGACATCCAGGTCTCATCCGCCAGCATGGCAGCAATTTCATCGGTGGTTTTCCCGGTTTTCTGTGCATAAGCGGGTAACAGAACCGCCTCAACCTTATCGAGCAGGTCGGCATAGGTGCGCATGTCCTCCGCATCACCGCCCGTAAAGCCAAATGGTTTATGAATCATCATGAAGGTGTTTTCCGGCATAATGACCGGGTTTCCCACCATCGCAATGACCGACGCCATTGACGCCGCCACACCGTCGACATAAACGGTAATGGACGCACCATGTGTTTTCAGCGCATTAAAAATGGCGATGCCTTCAAAGACATCGCCACCCGGTGAATTAATATGGAGATTAATGTGGGTGATATCGCCCAGTGCATTCAGATCACTGATAAACTGCTTCGCTGTAACACCCCAGAAACCAATCTCGTCATAAATATAAATATCCGCGTCACTCTGGTGACCAGCCTGCATCCTGAACCAGGAATTATTCTTCGGACTGGTCGTCGGTGTGCTGCGGCTCCTGTCGTTTCGTTGCGGCACTGCTGCCTCCTTTATCACTGGCCGGATCGGTATCAAATACCAGATCCAGCTTGCGGTTTTCATCAATTTCGGCCTTGCGCCGACGTTTGACATCATCCGGATTACGACCACCAGCACGTACCCAGTCTGATTCTGTCGCCGCTCCACCACGAATCTGGATTTTCCAGGCCTCAGCCTCCTTAACAGGGTCAATCCACGGCATCACCGGTCCGGAATACACCGCGGTATACAGTGAAGAACGGTCAAGATCGCGGGGTAGCCTGATAACACCGGATGCCACAGCCTGTTTCAGCCAGGCACGGTACATCGGGCGGGTGACGGCACCAATAAACCAGTCCTGCAGGATCAGGTAGCCATCAGTGGATTCAACCAGCTCCTGACGCTGGGCGCTGTAAGTGCCGTTATAGTTGCGCGCTGTACTGGAAAAACTCAGACGACTGCCAGCCGCCACTGCACGCAACTGACCATTACGAAAAGTTTCAAGATTAGGATTGGGGCGATCCGACTTCACCATTCCGATTTCTTCGCCGGGTTTCAGATCGTCGTAAATAATGCCTGGCTGAATGGTAAGCTCGCGTTCCTTATCCTTGCTGCCATTACCATCCGGTTCATAGCTCTGCCCGTCGCCTTTGCGGATGTACATCCCCAGAGCAGCGGCGATCCTTGCTGCAGTCAGCTCAGAATCTTCATACTCTTTCAGGGCACTGAGGCGGATCAGCACACCGGACAACAAAGACGTCCCGCGCATCTGGTGCAGACGGCGAACAAATTTAAGATGCAGCATTCGCTCTGCATCCACTTCTTTGGTTTCCATCTGCCGTCCGGATACGGGACGGCTTTTATACACCAGATATTTTTCGGGACGCCCCCAGTCATCAACAAACACGCCCTGATTCAGCCTGTTGCTCTCATCACTGGTCATGGGAATAAAGTCCGGCTCGAGCGCCTCCAGCCAGAAATGAACACCGGCAGAAGGCGTCAGGCTGTTTATGCGCCCGGAAACCATCTGGGCAAACACCTCACCATCGCGCAGCCAGGTACGCAGCATCAGACGTTCCAGCATCGGACGGGTAAACTGCCCGGTGACTTCCGGGCTGACAGACCATTCACTCCATCGGGTGCGAATCTCCGCAGCCAGGTCACGGGCAATGGCCCCATTGCGTAATACCGGATGTGGCTCGACAATAATTCCGTTTTTCCCCACCACCCGTTCTTCCAGCTTGTCAAATACACCAATAACCAGATCGTGGTTGTTATCAAGGTAACGGGCCTGCTCACGTAACGACACGGCCCCGTACTGGCTTAACTGGTCGGCAGTTCGGTTTTCCCGCCGGGCTTTGTGTGTCCGCGTCGTTTTTACGGCCTCATAAGCCTGGATCACCGCACGGGAACGCAGCCTTGCCGCTTTCCATCCTGGTGAAAAAACGCCAATCACATCATCAAGAATTGCCATCAGAACCTCGCCAGCCGGTACCCGGGATGCCCCCGTCGTCGTGTAATCAGAGCCGCAAGGCGGCGCTCCCACTCCTGCCGTCCCTGCCGGATCTCAGATAAGTTTTCCATGGTCATCTGCTGACCATTAAAGGTGACGGATTTTCCGTCCAGCACCGCCATTTCAGCTTCCGTATAACGCTGAATCATGGCTTCGATATCATTCTGGTTCATAACCATCCTCCGGAAGTCAGCCAGGGGTTAACATCGTCAGTTACTGTTTTCTTCCGTTTTTGTTTTTTAACAGGCGTGGATACCGGTTCCGGTGTGGGTGACGGTTCGGTACTGTCCGGGACACACTCCAGCCAGGTTTCCCGGCTCGCCCACTCCGGTGCATCCGGCCAGCGGATCTTTTCGTATCCATGCAGAATGACCAGAGCCTCGGCATACACCATCAGGTCAAAAGCTTCGTTGGCACCGCGACCCGGCTTACTCCATTTCCCGTCACTGCTCCGCTCTTCATACGTCAGTTCGTCGTAAAACCAGCTCCCCAGCCAGTCAGGGAAATGCACATAGCCGGGACCTGGCGAGTCACGCCATAACGCGTTATTCACCCGGTCTTTCAGGGCATCCGTCTGAAGAAGCCAGAGCGGCACATCACCTGCGGCCTGCGCCCGTCGGCCCGTTCGTCCGGTGTTATCAGGGAATGTACGGGTGATCAGTTTTGCGCGCCGGATGCTGTCGCCCTTAAACAGGTAAATACGTTTACCAAGGCCATCACGACGGCAACGACGCCAGAATTTATAGGCATTATCAGTGACCCCGTCTTCACCGCCGGAGTCCACCGCCATTGCCATCAGTCGCATTTGTTGAGAAGGATCGGAGGCCAGCGGCCAGCTTTTATGAAAAACATCCGTCAGCAGGACATCCCAGTCTTCCGGATAGCTGGCCGGATCAATTCGCTGGCTCTCCCCGTCGCTGTCACCGCGCAATGACTGCGTGATGTTGTAACGATCAATAATCCAGCGTTCGCCACGGCTGCCATAGCCCGTTACCTGAACCACAAAACGGCGATGACGTCCCGCCTGCACATCCACTGTCGCCACAAGGAAATTAACGCCATCCGGCACACTGCGGGAAGGAACTGGCTCTGCCCGCTGCTCAAGCAGTTCACTTTTTCGTTGCTCCATGCTGGCGCGGGGAAGATAAGGTAATCCCCAGTCGGTATTGATAACCGTCTTGAGTGTTTCTTCACTTCCGGTTGTCTCGTATTCCTGTTCTGCAGTAAGCAGTTTGTAAACGAGTTGCGAGAGTGTCTGGTAAGCAGCTGCCGGACCCTCCATCCAGAATGACGCAATACGTGAGCGTCGGGGATCACCATAACGACTGCCATCCGCATTGATGGATTCACCATCCCGCAACCAGACCCCACGTCCGTTCAGCTCACGTTTTTGTTCAGGCATAATCCGTCCTGAACAGGAAGGACACTGAATATAAGCCGCCTCACTTGCCAGCACGGGATCGGCAATATCACGGAAACCAGCAACCACATCGCCGCAGGGCTGAAAATACTCACCACAGTGTGGACAGGGCCAGTACCAGCGACGGCGATCGCCACGGTTATAGAGCGACAGTATCCCCGTGGTTGGTGGAGCCTCATGCGGTGAAGTCCGTCGCCATTTCACATCCTTCACATCCCTGCCGGGGGAACTCTCCACCAGCGTCATACCACTGGACATAAATGTGGTGGTACGTTTTGAGGCAAGAGAGAAGGCATCCCCCTCGCCATCAATATCTTCCGGAAAACGGTCATAATCCGTCAGCGCCACGCATTTATAATCTGATGAGGACATGATATTGACTGACGGCCAGCCGATTTTCAGGTAGTTACCAGCAAGGAATGTTCTGTCATAAACGTTGTTGTCATTTTTGTTCGGACTCAGGCGACTGACCACTTCCGGGCTGACGCGAAACGTTCTGGCGAGTCGTTTTTTGGAGTGTTCGCGGGCTTTTTCCTCCGTCATCTGAATGATCAGCATATCAGCAGGATCGCAAATCACGTTGTAAATCACCCAGCCGTCAATCAGGCCGATAGTCTTGCCGGTTCGTGCCGGGCCAACAAATATCACTGCGTCGTATTCACGCGAGGCCAGGCAGTTCATCGGCTCAATAACATACGGTGCCACCAGCGGATCCCACGGGACTGAGTTCCCGGCCCCCATGGGCACCCGCATATACTGAGCAACGGCATCAGCAACCCGCATTCGTCTCGGTGCGCGAAGGATATAACCTGAATCGGTTCGTGCTGCCTTTGCGGTTTCCTGATTCAGCATTACTCCTCCTGCTGTAATTCCTCCTCATCATCCGCACCTGCTTCAGTCACCCGCAGGGCTATCTGATCGCGCAGATCATCAATAATGGACTGAACACGGCTCACAGCGGCAGGCTGCAGACCGCAGTCACGTTCCAGAATATCCGGTAATGTCTCCAGCACCTGCACGACAGCTTTTGCCCAGATGGCAAACTCCCGTCTGACATCACTGGCCGGAATGAGTTGTGCCGTTTCCTGTTCGAACTTAAGACGCTCACGTTCAGACTGATACCAGGCTTTGCGCTCATGCGCGTCCATTTCGCCTTCTGCAACCGGCGGTGGTAATGCCAGAAATGCCGACACAATATCAACCACCCGATAAAGCTTGAGGTTGCTTTCATGCCCCCCTGCAACGGGTAGATTTTGCAGCCTTGCCGCAGCAGTCTGGCGATGTACACCTGACAGTGCCGCCAGTTGACTGATATTCAGCGTCAGATTTTTTAACTCTCGATCCATATCCGCTCCAGAATGTTTTAAACATGCATCTTGCGAACAACTTTAGGCAAACGGTGTTAGTGATGAGCAAAAAACAATCAAAATCGACACCATAAAAATAAAACCACAGTAATATCAATTCATTACAGTAGTGGTGATGACGAATGAAATTTCAAAAACTAGCCTTTTTCCGCGACGCTCCCGCCCCGTGGCAGGCCACCCCACCGGGAGGACCCGTCAGCCTGACAGCCATGACGAACGTCTGATACAGCACCCTGCATGAATGGCATCGGGATAATCCAGAAAGGAATGGCATCGTACCCACAAGAATCTGTGTGAGTGTCCTGTTTCTTCCACCCCCGCACAGGACTGGCGAGCATGAGGGACAAACCCGCGAATCATTAGCGCGGTAAAAACCCGGTGTGCATCGTTTTTGATTATTCCCGCACACTCTCGCAGAAGGAGTTCCCCGTCGGGCTACGGTCTCTGTTAATACGGGAATACGGCGACGATACAGCGCATGATGTGTCAGGCTTGAATACCTTTATCCGTTAAAAGGGATATCAGTTAAGTTATCCCGTGTAGGGTATAAGCCATTATCAAAGCCACTCTGTAGGGAGTGGCTTTTGTAATGGCAATAAAAAGCCCCGCGAATACGAGGCTAAATCCTGGTATTTGTAATGACTGGCTCTTATCTCAACGCAGCCCCTTACCGCGCGCAAGATGCTCAATATCAAGCATCAGCAATGAGATGTTTAATCTGGATTCACTCCAGAAGTGATCACCACCCTGTCTACAGAGCCAGATGTGAAGGATGATAAGTAAAATTATCGCTATCATCGAAGGCATTGCGTCCTGATGTATTCCTGAAGCGTTCTCAGTGCTGTTTGGTCGCTGATGATTCCGTCCCGGATACCGAGAACGTTTCGTCCAGCAACTGGAGAGAGTTCGACGGTGGCATCATTGCCCATGCCGGAGGCGCTGGAGGTTTCGGCTGAGGATGGCACAGGGCATTTTCCTTTGACGAACACCCGACCACCATTATCAAGCTTGCGCCGAAGAGCATCATTTTCAGCTTTCGCATCAGCTAACTCCTTCGTGTATTTAGCATCGAGTGCATCAGCAGAACGCTGGCGCTGCTGCATGTCAGTAATGGTGGCGGTCGCCTGCTTCAGCTCACTGACTTTTTTATCTCGCTGTTCTTTGTAGGCGATGGCGTTATCACGGTAATGATTGACCGCCCACGACAGGCAGACGATGATGCAGATAACCAGAGCGGAGATAATCGCGGTTACTCTGCTCATTGTTGCCCCCACAAACAGACTTCACGCTCAATCTCACGACGAGTCATCAGGCCTTTCCATTGCTTACCGCCAGCGTATGTCCAGCGACGTAGCTGGTCACATGCGCCTTTGATATCGCCCTGGTTTATTTTGCGAAGAAGCGTCGATGTTCTGAAATTGCCAGCACCCACGTTGTAGACGAACGAGTAAAGAGCGCCGCGCGTTGTTTCCGGTATATCGACTTTGATGTACGGGTTAATTTGTCTGGCAACCGTGGCAAGGTCTTTATTCAGGAGGGCTTTGCATTCTGCTTCGGTATACGTTTTACCGAGCATGATGTCTTTTCCGGTGTGTCCGTGACATACAGTCCATACGCCAACGATATCTTTGTATGGTATGTAGCTGACACCTTCCAGGCCATCGTCACCACTTGGGCCAGTGATTAACACTGATGCTATAGCAATTGCTCCGCCACCAATAGCAGCAGCAACTGCTTTTCGTAATGATGGAGGCATTATTCACCTCTCGCAGCCTTGCGCTTATCTTCTTTAATCTTGAAATAAAGGTTTGTCAGGTACGTCAGCAGGCCAAATACCAGACTACCCAGCACACCTATTGCCGCCCACTGTGAGGGCGTGACTTTATCGAGCAACTGTAAAAACCAGTACCCGGCACTACCTGCTGAGGTGCCATAGGCGACACCCGTTGTTAACTTATCCATGGATTTCATAACCCCACCTCGCAGATGCGGGTGCTGTGTAATGGAAATAAAAAGGCCACCTGCGTGGCCACCAGATTATTTCCCCACCAGCTCGTTTATCTCTTTCACTGTCTGGTTAAACCGCTCTGACTCAAGCTCAACACCTAAGGCCCGACGCCCCAGCGCCATTGCTGCTTTTATTGTGGAACCGGATCCCATAAAAAAATCAGCAACCAGATCACCAGGTCGACTACTGGCATTGATTATTTGCCTGAGCATATCCGCCGGTTTCTCACACGGATGTTTACCCGGGTAGAACTGAACGGGTTTATGCATCCAGACATCGGTATAAGGCACGGAGACTGATACGGAGAAATAGCGCCGGAGAGATTTAAACTCATCCAGCAATTCAGAATATTTGCGATTCAGTGAATCATAAGATGCCACCAGCTGGTGGTGTGGTTGTTCCAGTTGTTGTTCCTGAAACTTCTCTGCCGCTATACGGGAAAACAGTGCCTGTAACTTCCGATAGTCAGCCTCATTCGGCAACTGCCACTGACTGGCACCAAACCAGTGGGAAACCATATTTTTCTTACCTGTGGCTTCGGCAATTTGTTTTGCCGTTATACCCAGTTCGGCACGAGCATCCCTGAAATACGATATCAGCGGTGCCATTATGTGCTGTTTGAGTGCCCTTTCTTTTGCCGCATAGCCGTCACTTTTGCCGCGATATGGCCCCTGGTAATGTTCAGCAAACAGAACGCGCTCTGTGGCAGGAAAATATGCGCGCAGACTTTCTTTATTACACCCATTCCAACGTCCGGACGGCTTCGCCCAGATGATATGGTTAAGCACGTTGAAACGTTCACGCATCATGATCTCAATATCAGATGCCAGGCGATGCCCACAGAACAGGTAAAGGCTTCCGGCAGGTTTTAACACCCGCCAGAACTGGGCCAGACAGTGGTCCAGCCACTTAAGGTAATCTTCGTCCCCTTTCCACTGATTGTCCCAGCCGTTGGGTTTCACCTTGAAGTACGGCGGATCGGTAACAATCAGGTCAATGGAATCATCAGGCAGGGACTGAATAAAATGCAGGCAATCAGCGTTGATTAAATCAACACTGTTTATTTTTACAGTATTTTTCATGGATCAGTAAGCGTAACTCTGGTAGGCTCACTCTGCTTTTGCGCTAAAGCAGTGGGCCGTGGTTCGCTTGTGACCAGTAAGCATGAGCGAATGGCTGGCAGGTGCTACCAACACCCACCAGCCGCCCATTTTCACAGCAGGAAACCGCCATTACTGGCAGCGTCTGAATTTATTCCCGTACCCGCCGTTATCCTTCGCCAGACCCGCCAGAACTAACTGAGTCAGTATTAACTGGCACCGGGCTTCACTTACTCCGGTAGTTCTCGTCATCATGCGTGGCGTTACCCACTTGTCAGCAGGTAAGAAATGAAGGACTGCGGCGGCGGTTTCTGTCATATCTTGCTGTTTTAGCATGTCTTTTTCCCTTCTGGTTAACATGACATACCAATAACTCTTGTCTAAAAAGCCAGCAAGATAAAAAGTCAGTATTCACGGCCACCAGCGTGTTTACTGTACTGCACCAAGTTTACAGGTACAAAAAACCCGCTCAGTGGCGGGTTGCTATCACAGCTATATATTTACTTATTATGCCGTTACTAACATTTATCTTCGACATATAATCGAAAACAAGGTTTGCTTAAAACTCTGCTTTCATTTTATCCGGGAATTTTTTATTTGCAGCATAATAACTACCAAGTACATAAGCGTTCATTTGCTGCTCTACATCAACCCGACATGCCGCACTAGAACAAGCTCCACTGATAAGCCCAAAAGAACTCCCTTTAGCAGAGAGATCAGCTTTGATTTCCTCTACAGTGTTTTTCCCCATAGCAACTACACACCCTGTCACAATATATCTAGCCTTCACATCATCCATGCTAAGGATAGTAGTTTTCGCAATTTTGCTGTATCCATCATTTTTATAAACATCCATGGCAAACGCACGGCAATCTGTATAATACGGACTTGCTTTAACTTGCGAATACTCAGGTAATTTCATACCTGCACAACCAACCAAACAAAAACCTATCGCTGCTATTAATATCTTTTTCATTACAGTCATAACCTAGAAGCATCATTGAAACTAATTTATTAAATAATCATCGAGTTTCTGGAATACAGACGTTAACCATCTCTCCAAAATCTAAAAGATAATAAGAAAAAATGTTTAACGCACCAATCCATTTCATAGTTTCATGAGACATCAGGCACAAAAAAACCCGCTCAGCGGCGGGTTTTTGACATTTACCAACGGTAGACATACAAGGCCCATCGTTGAGAAAATCTTATCCATATTTTTTGAAAAATGCAAGTATCACGTCGACATCTTCGGCGAAAATTATCTATCTTGTCACTTTTCTCAATTGCGATTCAGCATACGCTTCTTCCTGCCAGCACTTTGTAACCAGTTTATTAATAACGTCTGCATATCCTTTGTACCACTGATAATCCGTCAGGTCCGGTACCAGTTTCTGGACATGATGCCGCGCCAGTGTGGTTGGCAAACGGCTAAACCGGTTGCCATTGCAACGCCCACAAATCTTATAAACAGGCACACCATGAAGCCGGGTTCTTTTTTCATCCAGGACAATACCTTTACCCTTACACCCTCTGCACGCTGTGCTGACTTCTCCCTTACCATGGCAATGCTGACATAGTTCCTTCACCCACTCTTCCTTGATAACAGATTCCCCGCTTCTGGAGTGTTTCACCACTTCGCGCAATACATTATGAAATCCAGTACCAGCACAATGCTCACAGCGAGCCTTACTTGCCGCAGACCTGGAATAATCAGCAAAGGCAAAATTCACAAGGTAAGGGATGATCTGTAACCGGGTTTCTTCACTCAATTTGTTCAATGTCGGGTTATCCAGTGCCATCGCGTAATTGAGCAGACCTTCAATCGCAAATTGAGGATCCTGAACACCAACTTTTGCCAGGAATAAGGCAAACCCAAGCGGTGCTTTCGACTGCACCATCCCCTGCGCAGCCATCACATCCGTAATCGTTAAACCACCTGAGCCTGTCGCCGGTGCGTCATCGCTCAATTTTGGAGATTTTGGGGAGTAATATTTTGGTAAGGCTTCAAGGTTCATGCTCGTTCTCCACTTACGCCAGTACGCCAATTGCCAGCGCACGATCGATAAAACGAAATATCAGCTCCAGCTGGGAGCCATACTTCTCTTCAAATGCCACGGTATCCGCATGCAGCTCGTCGTGATGCTTTCTGCACAAAGGCAACACAAAGAGGTCATGCGCTTTTGTACCCATTCCACCCTGACCGTGGCCTATCAGGTGGTGGGGATCATCAGCAGGCTTTCCACAACATGCACACGGCTGTGTCTTAACCCAGCGCGTGTACTTTTCATTAACCCAGCGGCGGCGTTTTGGGCGTAACATAAAAGACTCCGGCGACTCCGGATCCACTTTCAGCGCCAGCACCTTTTTTGCCTTATCCTGGATGATGCTGGTGGCAGGAACCGAAGGCACAAGGTCACTTTCCCGGGTGACAGACGGCACAACAGGCTTTGGTAATCTCAGTGCCTTACGGGCTGCACTTTCCGGTAAGGCATCCGCCAGGTCATTACGAATCAGCCACCAGCACAGTTCCGGCATTGTCACAACGTGACTATCATCAAAACCGAGATCCCGACGCACAACAGACAACACCCAGCGGGCACAGTTATCCGTTGCCATTGATTCCAGCCGTTCCGTGAACTGATCGCGCAGCTGGTTATCGCAGTGCCAGCACAGACGGATTGCGCCCGGAGCGTGTCGCATTGTGGTCATGTTCTCGCTGTGCCAGTCGGAATGAGGCCACTGGCAGCCTTTTTCACGACGTAACCAGCTTTCAAGACATTCCACGCCACCAGCACGACGGATCACTGCCTCATTGCGGAACACGGCCCGAACGGCAGGATCATCCGCCAGCGGTTGTGATGCCGCCGGAACGGCACCACTGGCGAAAGATGAATAACGTTCCGGCTCAGGCTCCAGCAGAACACGCCCCTGCATAAACAGGGGCATCAGCTCTGAACCTGGCCTGAACAATACGATCCCCATACGCGGGGCAATTTCAGGGGTCAGTAGTGCTCTCACGGTCACCTCAATGAACGGTATCGAGCAGCTTTAACAGCTCAGGGAATCGGGATTCGAAGAAATGCGGCTGCGTCTCGCGCGGATTTGCAGGACTGGTGATGTTCTTGCCGAACATGCAGCCTTTCGCCGTCAACGACCAGAATTTTTTGATGTTGTTAATCGCGGTACGGCTGTATCGTTCGCGTTGTTCAACGATCCCCAGCTTCACCATCTGGTGATATGCCTGATTAGCCGTCAGGCGGATACCATACTGCTTCAGCAGTGCACTCAGCGACAGCGTGGGGCGACTTGAGCCATCAGGCGCGTCAGCAGGAGCATCAATGGCATAGCGCGGTGCCAGATTCGGTAAGCCAACAGCCTCCTGAAGCTTCTGACAGGCTCCAAGCACTGATGAGTTAGACAGATTTAATTCCCGGCGCATAAAGTCCAGCAGGATCACGCCAGCCTGCATCTTGTCAGCAGCCTGTCCGGATAATTTTTCCGGTGCGCTGGTTACCATGTCGAAAGTACGGATCACCTTCAGATGGAATGACGGGCTGATCCACATTGCATAGGCATACACCAGTTCTTTGCAGACATACGTCCCCTGGTTATTTCCGCCATTAATGACGCTAACTGGTTGATTTTGTTCCAGAGGCGGAATTCCACCCTCGGTGAAAAGTTGTTCAATCAATTCACAGGTTTGCTTATTGGAGAGCCAGTATTTCGGGCGGTTTTTTTGTTCTCCCCCGGCTGCCCTGTGCAGATCGTTCAGGCTGTAACGCCCATAAGCATCACGACGAACTTCAATACCATCAATGACCATCAGATTATTCATACTTCGTTTCTCCTCTTGATCAGGCGGCTGCACCCGCCGGTTTCTCATACTTACTGATAGTGATCTCGACCTTCCCTTCCGGGATAACCGGTCCCCACTCCACCAGCATTCTTTTCACCTGGCTGTCGTCTTCCCACACCCCCGCGTGGGTCAGGGCGTCAAACAGCGCCTTGTTATAGTTGTCCAGATCGCGGATCCGGTTATCCGGAGGAAACAACACGATCTCCACTGAAGCAGGTGCCGACGTTGGTTTTGGCAGACGACGTAACTGCTCAACTATTGCTGCGCACGCCGCGCTCTGGAATTTGCGCCCCGCCGCGCTTATCAGGCTTTTACCAGCAAACGCCCCTTTATTAGGGTGTCGCCAGTACGTATTCACGCTGGGCGGGAAAGGTAGGATCAGTTTCATACTTTCAGGCCTCTCTCATGTAACCAGTGGGTTGCACGCAGCCTGGCGTTTTCCTCACCGGCAAGCAGTGAGCGGATAATCCCGACCGCCTCGCTGTCATCGTCCTTCACCGCGGTATGAAGCGTTATCCCCCGGGCCACGCCACGCTTTATCGTGATGACGCCTTTTTTCTCCAGTGCGCGAAGATGCTCCACCGCTGCATTCACTGAACGGTATCCCAGCATGGTTGCCACCTCCTGATTGGTTGGCGGGAAGCCACGTTCTTTCTGGTAAGAAATCAGCATATCCAGCACCTGCTGCTGGCATTGAGTTAACGTCGTCATGCCGCCATCTCCCTGACCAGTTTTTCCGCCTGCTGGCGAACCTGCACCAGAAAGGCTTCACCACATGCCTCAAGTTCATCGCGCCCGATGTAGCTGATTGCCGGTCCCTTCCAGGTCTTGTCGAAAACAGCAATAGCACCAGCGAAGAAAGCGCCTGTCGGCACCTGCTTCTCATCCTTCGGGATAAACCAGGCAGGCAGTTCAAAACCAATACGCCCGCGAATAAAAGCAATATGGTCCTCATCTTCCGGCCACCACACTTCGCTGGTGGCAGCTTTGATCAGGAAAACATAGCGCCCGCCCTTATCACGCATGGCACTGGCATGTTTCATGATGTAACGCATGCCGGTGATGTATTGCCCCTCATGCTGACTGGCGCGGCTGTATGGGGGATTACCAAAGGCAGCACCTTTAAGCTCCGCAAGACGTTCTGACCAGTCATGCGCCAGCGCGTTATCTTCCGCCGTGTAATACGCGGCACATTTGGCGTTATCACCGTCAGTAAACAGATCCAGAACAAACGGGCCAAACAGGGTGTTAATTCCCCAGAAAATGTTGTCCGGCGTGCGCCACTGATCGCCCACTTCCTTCAGTTCATGGGCTGGTTTGTTCCGCAGTTCCACCAGCGCCTGGCAATATTTATTACTCATTAAGCCCCCACGTAATTCCCTGACAGATACCACTCTTCACCCGATGCAGCGCGCTTGCTGCTTTTCCGTAAGCACCGCTCACGACGCGCCAGAAAATTGTTTCGTTCTGGCTGGGAGTGGCTTTCACGGAATGCCGCCATCCACACGGTTGCAGCACGACGGTATAAGCCCCTGGACTCCAGTTCTTCAGCCTGGCGGGTCAGGCACAAAATCACCCGTGGATCGTTAGTGCCGACATAGAAATTGCGCACAGGTCTGGTTTCTCGAACTGGTTGTGGTTCCGGTTCCTGCGCTCTCTCAGTCAGGCGCGGGAAATGTCTGCGTGTATCTCCTTCACAACGGTGAGCCACACGCCCACTCTGACGTAACTTGCTTGCTGACTGCAGAACGCGCTGCCGTGAGTAACCTGCAAAAGCATCCGCAATGTCTCCGGAAGTACACCCCGGATGGGCTTCAATGAATTTCTGAACTTCATTCAAAAGACTCATGATCACCCCCTGAATCCTGCCGGGATCTGGCTGTAGTCCACGTTGTCGTAACTGGCTTTGAAGTACGGGTCCTCACGTCTGGCTGCAGATACCGCAGGAACTTCCCAGGATTCTTCGAAATGACGATCCGGACCAAAGAACGTGACAGCCTGTTTCACAAATTGTGTGCCACTGTTACCCATCGCAGATACCCAGCCCGCGTAGCGTTTCACACCTTCCAGCATGGTTTCGGGGTTTACCCCCTCATTCAAACGGGCTTTCCAGGCTTTGAAGGCTGCAGATTTTGAATTACCACCAGCACGTTTGGGATATGCCAGCCATGCCTGCTCAAACTCCGGAGAGTATTCCGGCCGGTTTGAACGAACTCGCACGGACTCATCAACTGATGCACCAACAGCTATTGGTTCATTGACTGGTTCTTTGACTGGTTCAAAAGAGTGACTGGTTCTGGGTGAATCTCCTGCACTCCCCCCTGGTGCAACTCCTGCACTACCTGGTGAATTTGCTGCACCAGATAGTGAATTATTTGCACTACCCCCTAGTGAATCTCCTGCACCATCCAGATGAAGGAGATAGATATTACTTGAGTTACCTTTTTCACCTTTCCGGGTGACTTTTTTTACCAGCCCGGACTCACAAAGGGCCGCAATATGATTCATCACAGAACGTTTGCTAATCTCGCACTGGTCAGCAATATGCTGGTAGCTGGGCCAGCACTCACCCTGATCGCTGGCATTATCAGCCAGCTTGATCAGAACCAGTTTTCGCAATGGATTACCCACTCGAATTTTCATCGCTTTAACCATCAGCTCCATACTCATGCTGCACCTCCGAGATGCTTCATGTTTTTTCCGGAGCGAAAGGCTATAAGCGGCATACTGACGCGGTAATTACGGCCCAGCGGTTCACAAATCACCTTCTGGCATTCACGGTCAACCAGGCTAACACGTAGAACATGCCCTGCAGGTGTGGTGTACCACTGCCCAACTGTAGGAATTGATGTTTTTTTACGCTGAAGCAAACGGCAAATATTGAGGATCAACGGATTAAGCATGACGATGCCCTCCGCTGATATTCAGGAGACGGTGAATATGAAAATTAGCCTTATCCGCCAGACGAATACGTTCAGCCTGCAAGTTAAGAAGGGTTTCTACCAGAACTTGATGCGCCTGCGGATCCGAAAGAGTTACCTTGCGCAGAGCACGTAGTGCAGTTGTTACATAACTGAGTTTATGTAAGTCTTCATCATTCAGACGAGCGAGGGTTGGGAGAGTAGTCATGGTGACAGCCCCTATGTTGAATTCAAAGAACTCACCACATGGGACGCCAATCACAGAGGTGGTGAGACGTACAGGGTTGGCGTAACCGGTCAACATAGAACCCGGCGCATCTTGCGATGCCCCTGCACGCCCCACCATAATTTGGACGTAGCAATGCTCATGATACGAAAAAACCGCATGAGCGCGGTTATGCTCTATATTGAATTCCAGGACGCCAATCCCGACACCCGCTTTATAAGGTGCCTGAACAGTGTAACGTCCCGGAATGGCAGAATCAATGTGCTGGTGGTCCTTCACACTCAACAAAATCACGCCTGAATTTCCACAAAGGACTAAAGCACTCATGCGGGTAGTCTTTGCGAAGATAGATAACGCGCTGTGTTTCTGGCTCCCAACGAATAACATGAACATAAAGTCCTCTTCCGTCACGAAACCAGCGGTTAAGTTCCTGCACAACTCGCCCCCCACAGTCAGGTAAAGTTCTCTGTGGTTACTTACAGCCAGGAGATTTGGTAATCTGCATTCATGCCGTAACAACAGGTGTTCAGCGACGCTGACCACCAGCTGTTGCGACAAACGGTTATTTGCCGTTAAACTGTTCATGCGTTAGTTTCTCCACAGACACAAAACGCCACGACGCCCGGAGCTGCACACTCGCGGGCGTCACTCTTTTCTGGAGCGCAAAAGATTTTGTAGACCAGTGCTGCATGCTCCTGGAGCTTCGAAATTGACAGATACAACTCATCATTAATTGCTGTCTGCTCGTGTGGCTCCACTACCCCATCTTCGATTGCCGAACGAATCTGCTTTGAGTAACTCCCGATCTGTTCGATGACTTCCAGCAGGCGCTGGTTTATATCGGCGTTCTCTACTTCCTCAATTTCAGGAAGCGATACAAACACCCCACCAGCAGACTGTGCGACAGCATCCGCAATGTAGTGAGTGCCAGCCGCGCGCTGTAAAATCATTGCCCATCCCAGCGGGAAAATCTGATCGCCATCTGCACGAAGGCGGTTGAATAAAGCGTTCTCTGTTACATCCAGCCACTCAGCAGCTTCAGCGTACCCCCCCGGCAACGCCGCGATAGTTTTTCTGACAGCTTTCACGTACCACTCAGGCTGTTTTTCTACTTTCCAGTGATGCTTACCCACGGTTAGCCTCATCGTTCTGTGGTTAAAAATTGAAGGTGTTCTGTTAATCTTTCGGATAGATATCCGGTCTTAAGTCAGATTTCGTAATTGCACCTGACGTGCATTGCTCAAGTTTTTTAGCCAGCACAAAACTGGCTTTTTTATAACCATTGAAAACCAGCCGTAAGTAGCCTGGTGTTGAGCCAACTTTTCCGGCCAACTCACCCTGCTGTTCTTTGGTTAAAGAGTCCCAATACGCTTTCATACAATATGTACCTCCGGTATACATATTACATGATTGAGATGAACCTTCAAGATACTTGTACCTTATCGGTACAAAGGTTTTAATTTCTTTATGAAAACAGTCCATGACATCCGGCGGTCTAACGCCAGAAAACTGAGAGATGGTGTTGGCGGGAATTCTTCCTTTGCCACCATGATTGATCGCGAGCCAACCCAGACCAGCAGGTTTATGGGAGATGGTGCAACTAAAAATATCGGTGACAGCATGGCACGGCACATCGAAAAATGTTTCGACCTGCCTGTCGGATGGCTTGATCAAGAACACCAGACAACGAACATCACAAAAAAAACTGACGTTTCAATCACTAACAAACAAATAACGTTAGTCCCTGTCATATCATGGGTACAGGCCGGAGCATGGAAAGAAGTTGGCTATTCTGAGGTTGATTTGAGCACAGCAGAAACTTATCCCTGCCCTGTACCCTGTGGCGAAATGACTTATATCTTGCGGGTGATTGGTGATTCAATGATTGATGAGTACCGCCCGGGAGACATGATTTTTGTTGATCCTGAAGTCCCTGCCTGCCACGGTGACGACGTTATTGCATTGATGCACGATACAGGCGAAACCACCTTCAAGCGGTTGATAGAAGATGGAACACAGCGTTATCTCAAAGCATTAAACCCAAACTGGCCTGAGCCTTACATTAAGATTAACGGTAATTGCTCTATAATTGGTACAGTGATTTTCTCAGGAAAACCAAGAAGATACATAATAAAGGCCTAATCAATATTTATAACCTGCTTCGGCAGGTTTTTTTATACTTGACAATGTACCTTTGGGATACATAATGTATCTAAAAGAAACACAGCACAGGCAAGATTAAACAAAATTTGGTTGTAACACGGCGTATGGCACATGCGTCGTTAGCGGTCTGGGGACGTTAAAGGGGACAATCCACTCCTTGCTCGGGCAAACAAACCAGGTAGCCGGAATGTGCAAGTCAATGATGATGCTGATAAGACGCCTAACCAGCGTGGCGATTCGGTTTGACGCCTGGGAAGAGACCAGGGTGCAACGATGAGGGCATTTATGGAACCGCGACAAAGTGTGGTGCCGTAACTGGCTAAGTGCTCTCAGCGTTGTGGTGAATGCGCAGGCTGATGCGCGAAAGACATTGCAGCTATTGCGGAAAAGAGCTGTTCGGCGGGGCAATTAAACGCCCGTGAGAGTCTGAAATAACCGCAAGCCGGAGATCAGCACCGGTCACCACAACAGCCACTGCTTTGGCGGTACCAGTTTGTACACTTGCTTCCGGCTGGTACCGTCCTTTTTACAAAACAGAGAAGAGCATCACCGGACAACGGGCTCATAACTCAATCCATCCGGGCGGCTGCCACCGCAGGTGTTCTTCTCTGTTTTGTGGAGAAACCAACCGACCTTGCAGGGTCGATATGATGAGGAGCAGCAAAATGGCTAGCGAACGCAGTACTGATGTGCAGGCATTTATCGGGGAGCTGGACGGCGGCGTATTTGAAACCAAAATCGGCGCAGTTCTCAGTGAAGTCGCTTCCGGTGTGATGAACACGAAAACCAAAGGTAAGGTCTCACTCAACCTGGAAATCGAACCGTTTGATGAGAACCGTGTAAAAATCAAACACAAACTCTCATATGTTCGCCCGACTAACCGCGGGAAAATTTCCGAAGAAGACACCACCGAAACGCCGATGTATGTCAATCGCGGTGGTCGCCTGACTATTCTGCAGGAAGACCAAGGACAATTACTGACTCTTGCCGGTGAACCTGACGGAAAACTCCGCGCAGCAGGTCGTTAATATCGTTTTTAATAAACTGATTATTTATCTCATCACTGAATATCTTTATATAGTGAGGACTTATTATGTCTCAGAACTTAGACGCAACCGCAATTAATCAAATCCATGCCCTTATTTCTGCTCAGGGTGTTAATGAAATTATCAGTAAGATTGGTGCCGATGCTGTGGCATTGCCTGAGAATTTCCGCATTCATGATCTGGAAAAATTTAATTTAAATCGCTTCCGTTTCCGTGGTGCGCTTTCCACTGCCAGCATCGATGACTTTACCCGTTATTCTAAAGATCTTGCAGATGAAGGCACCCGCTGCTTTATCGATGCTGATAATATGCGAGCCGTCAGTGTGCTTAACCTGGGTACTATTGATGAACCAGGTCACGCAGATAACACCGCCACTCTCAAACTGAAAAAGACAGCACCGTTCTCTGCCCTGTTGTCTGTTAACGGCGAGCGTAACTCCCAGAAGTCACTGGCAGAATGGATTGAAGACTGGGCCGACTACCTTGTGGGCTTTGATGCTAATGGTGACGCCATTCAGGCAACAAAAGCGGCTGCGGCGGTCCGTAAAATCACGATTGAAGCAAACCAGACCGCTGATTTTGAAGATAATGACTTCAGCGGAAAACGCTCCCTGATGGAGTCTGTCGAAGCGAAGACCAAAGACATTATGCCAGTGGCATTTGAATTTAAATGCGTTCCGTTTGAAGGTCTGAAAGAACGTCCGTTTAAATTACGCCTCAGCATTATCACTGGCGATCGTCCTGTACTGGTTCTGCGCATTATTCAGCTGGAAGCGGTGCAGGAAGAAATGGCTAACGAATTTCGTGATCTGCTTGTTGAGAAATTCAAAGACAGCAAAGTAGAAACCTTTATTGGTACTTTCACCGCCTGATTTCATTACTGCAAATGCCCCTGCGGGGGCATTTATGGAAACGTAATTAACTCAATAATCACCGAATGGTGAGGGCTTCCTTTTACCAGAATTCAGCGCGGTGCAGTGCATATACGTGGAGAACAAAATGTCATTTATTAAAACTTTTTCCGGGAAGCATTTTTATTATGACAAGATAAATAAAGACGACATCGTTATTAACGATATCGCGGTTTCCCTTTCAAATATCTGTCGCTTTGCAGGACATCTTTCACACTTCTACAGCGTCGCCCAACATGCGGTGCTTTGCAGCCAGCTGGTACCGCAGGAATTTGCTTTTGAAGCGTTAATGCATGATGCAACAGAAGCATATTGTCAGGACATCCCCGCACCACTGAAACGCCTTCTTCCTGACTATAAACGGATGGAAGAAAAAATAGACGCCGTAATCCGTGAGAAATACGGGTTACCTCCTGTTATGAGCACGCCAGTGAAATATGCCGATCTCATTATGCTGGCAACCGAACGCAGCGATCTCGGGCTTGATGATGGTTCTTTCTGGCCTGTACTGGAAGGTATCCCGGCGACAGAGATGTTCAAAGTTATTCCACTGTCACCAGGCCATGCCTACGGGATGTTTATGGAACGTTTTAACGAGTTATCGGGGTTACGCAAATGCGCATGAATGTTTTCGAAATGGAAGGGTTTCTTCGCGGGAAATGTGTACCGCGAGATCTGAAAGTGAACGAAACAAACGCTGAGTACCTGGTGCGTAAATTTGCTGAAGCTGAGGCCAAGTGCGCGGCGCTGGCCGAAGACCAACAGAAAGCGATTGAGTCAATTAAGCAGGCTGATGCGGCTGTTAAGTTGGCACACGAGAAGTTTTCGGCGCTGGCGGCGGAGAATGCGGGGCTGAAACATGCAATGGCTGTAACTCTTGAGCATGTGTCGGTCACGGATGCAGGGCAGGCCGGAGTTGCTGCGATGATTATTAATGATGCCCTGCACCACAGCGAAACGCCAGCTACCGACGCTTTCCTGGCGGAAGTGCGGGCGCAGGGCGTGGAGATGTTTGCGGAGTGTGCATACACACTTGAACATCATGATCACGCAGTAGCCTTCGCCGCTGAGCTTCGCAAAGGAGGCAACCAGTGACTGGACATGCAGTCAATCCTCGACATGTGCTGTGGCAGTCGCATGTTCTGGTTCGATAAGAAGGACGACCGGGCGATATTTGGCGATATCAGAAAGGAAGAGCACACATTGTGTGATGGGCGACGGCTGATAATTAGCCCTGACCTGATAGCAGATTTTCGTGCATTACCATTTGCAGACGCATCGTTTCCGGTTGTTGTATTCGACCCTCCGCATCTTGAGCGTGTTGGTGATAACGCCTGGATGGGAAAGAAATATGGACGGCTGAATAAAGATACCTGGCGTGATGATTTGCGGCAGGGATTTAAAGAAGCCTTTCGTGTGTTGCGTCCATACGGCGTTCTGATTTTTAAATGGAATGAAACGCAAATACCTGTTCGCCAGATATTGGCACTGACCGACAGAAAGCCTGTTATCGGTCAACGAACAGGAAAGGGTGACAAGACCCACTGGATTATTTTTATGAAGGAGGCGACCAGTGAGCAAAATTAACTATCAGGCACTGCGTGAAAAGGCAGAGCGTGCAATTCCAGCAATGGAACGCCTGTTAATGTTGCCAGCTGATGATGATTTGTTAAGTGAACAAGAACTTAAAGATTACGGTGTGGATATTGATGCGCTCAACGCCTTCAAATTTCTGGCCGGACCAGAAACCGTGCTGGCGCTTCTGGATGAACGGGAAAGAAACCAGCAATACATCAAAAGCCGCGACCAGGAGAACGAGGATATTGCTCTTACTGTTGGGAAGCTGCGCGTTGAGCTGGAAGGCAAAGACAGCAAAATAGCCAATCTTACCGCCGAACGCGATGCTCTTCGTGAAGGTGAGATGGGCGACGCTAGGCATAGCAACACACGGGCCGCAGCTGATATCTACTTCCAACTGGTCGAGGAGTGCGAAATTCCTGCTGGCGGATCTCTGGTCGAGTACGTTGACGATATGCGCGAGAAGCTGGAAGCCGCAGAGAAGCGCATTGCAGAGTTAGAAAGTGGTTCTCAGGCACAAAAGTTAGTTGAAGCAATCATTGTTGCGATAGAAAACGAACAGGAAAGGCTTTTTGATGAAGATTACCTAATGGATTCGAAAGAATGCATTGACGTAATTCGTGAAGAAGTAAAGCGATGGAATGATTCCCGCGCCGCTGGCATTCGCATCAAAGGAGAGTGATATGAGCACTATCACTAAAGAACGTATCGAATTGTTCATTAAATCCCCGCTTGAAAACGGGCTTACCCGTGGCGAACAAATGGAACTGGCACGAATTGCACTGGCATCACTGGAAGCAGAGCCAGTTGCTTATATTTTCAAACATCCGGCCGGAAAATTATTCTGGGCTTTGACGGATGAAAGCAATAAAGATCAATCGGACGTTATTCCTGTTTATGCTGCCGCGCCTGCGTCGGTTGTGCCGGATAATGCATCAGAGCCTCTTGCTTATGCTTACAAAGAGCTTACGCCTGAGATTATGCGCAACCATTTAGCTGTATTCGAGCGATATGGAATAGCCCCAAACGATAGCTCTACCACAATTCAGGCACTGCGAATCGCGCTGGATGGCATAGAGCGGAGCGGCGCCATGCTTCATGGTGCCGAACCTGTAAGCCAAACTTACAAGTTGCCTCCCCTGTCATCCAACGAAGTAAACGACGCGGCATGGAAATTACGCAACATGCTTACTGAACACGGTCCTCTTAATGGGCGTCAGTTCAACAATCTGAAAGGTTGCTTCTATGAGGCATTAAAGGTCGCAATGCGCAACTCTCCGGTAACTCCGGATGGTTGGATAAGCTGTAGTGAGCGAATGCCGAACGACGCGCAGTGGTGCGTAGTGAACACAGAATACGGGTATTACGTGCAATGCTGGTCTGAAGGTCAAGGGTGGCTTGGTGATGATATCAGCATCCCTGAATGCGATGTAATCAATTGGATGCCGCTACCAGAACCGCCGCAGGAGGTGAAGTAATGAACAACTTAATGATCGACCTTGAGACGATGGGGAAAAATAAGGATGCACCGATCGTTTCCATTGGCGCGGTGTTCTTCACTCCAGAAACCGGAGACATCGGACAAGAATTCTATACGGTTGTTAGCCTGGAAAGTGCTATGGGGCAAGGAGCTACACCTGACGGCGATACCATCCTGTGGTGGTTGAAACAAAGCCCTGAAGCACGAGCTGCAATCTGTATTGATGATACTTTGTCGATCAGCGATGCACTCTCTGAACTGAGCCATTTCATTAATCAGCATGCAGACAATACAAAATATTTAAAAGTCTGGGGTAACGGGGCCACCTTCGACAACGTAATTTTACGTGGAGCTTATGAGCGAGCAGGACAAATCTGCCCGTGGGCATACTGGAATGACCACGATGTACGCACGATCGTTACGCTTGGGCGTTCCATCGGATTCGACCCCAAAATGGACATGCCTTTCGATGGCGAACGGCACAACGCCCTGGCCGATGCCCGTCATCAGGCAAAATATGTTTCCGCTATCTGGCAGAAATTAATTCCTGCCACCAGCACAGAATTATAATTTTCCCGGGTGCAGCCGGTTTTGATGGAGAAAATTATGAACACCTTGTTTTTACTGATGGCTGAATTCAATACCCCAAACATTGAACTCTCAGCAGTTAGCCAAAAGTACTTTGGTATGAGTCCAGCCACGGCAGAAGCAAAAGCAAACGCTTGTAAGTTGCCCGTTCCAACATATCGCATCGGCACATCACAAAAAGCAAAACGTTGCATCAATATTCAGGATCTTGCGGAATACATAGACAAAAGGCGAGAAGAAGGACGTATCGAGTGGGAACAGGTCAGAACAGTCAAACAGAAGGACAAAGAACATCACTAAAGAAAAAACCCGCCTGAAGGCGGGTTTTCAAAAAGCACCAGCTATGATCATGCTGCTTTGCGACGACGAAGCTTACCCTGCTGCTCTTTACCAGAGACAGTAGCGTGAGTGAACGCATTAGGAGCAGCCTTCATCAGAACTTCAACAGCAGCACCCATACCTGCGAATGCTTTCATTGTGTCGAACTTAACCTGTGGCTTGGTTGCTTTTTGATCTTTCATAGAAAACTCCCGAGACAGTAAAGGCGTCTCTAACCCTTTCTTTAAAGCTAGCTTGTTTCGCTAACTTATGCCAATCGATCATGTCGATTGGTGACATCGTTTCTTAGTAGTTTAAGCACAAAACGACTGCCATAGATGTACCTTTAAGGTAATCTGGACGGGTATCCTACAATTTGTAGACCCTTCTCGTCTATACCTACTGAGCAAATTTAAGAAAGATATCCTGCAGCTCATCAATGACTGCCGACATCACATAACCGCACTGTTCCATGCGGAAACCAAAAGACTCGTAATACTGCACCAGTTCTGGTACTGGCTCTACAATGTGGACAACTTTACATTCAACAGCTTTACAAAATATAAAAGCACTCATAAGAGTGAGTAAAACCATGCGCCCTTTCAATGGGTGAGATTCATCTTCTCTAGAAAACCTTTCGATCATATGGATACGAAAGATGTTTTCTTCAACCCCATAAACACAAATTGCTGCTCCTGATGGTATTCCCTGAACCCGACCTTGCTGAACAAGTTTTATGCAGAACTCATACTTTTCTCTGGAGTTGCCATAGGTACTTAACGCATAGTCCCATTCAAGCTCACCATAGCCACCACACAGAATCTTGTAATCATCATCACTGAGCGGACCAACAGCAAGAGGTAAGCCGACATGATCAATAATCAACTGGATATTGTTACGTACTGATTGACCTATCTCGTCCAGGGTAAGCATCATGGCCTCTCAAGCGGAACACTAAAAGTCGCATTATATCTCATTCTTAAGCCGCGTATGGATTACACCTTGAAATGAAAACGCCGGGTTCCCAATAGGCTCCCACAGAGTGTATAACTACTTGTTTTTCAACAACGGTACATCCTATCGAGCATTGGTGCAACGCTAAACCGACCACTCCAGTGAACGTCAGTTTTTTCAGGCATTGCGCTGGTTTGGTTGATTTTTTGCATTTCAGAATTACCGTGCATTTTCAAATGTAGAGATTATTTTATCGATATATCATGGGGTTATGTTATTCAGCATCACTATTCAGGAGGCTCAATAGCGGGGTACTATACCATAACAACAGGAAGCGCCTGTCTCATTGCAAAAGAAAATTGAGATCCTCTCAAGGCATGAAGCTCTCACGAAGTGATGGAAATAATCTTATTAGCCGTTAACTTTGTTAAGGCCAATGATAAACAATCCAGGTTCGACGATAAATAAAAAATCACACATTAAACTCTGGTGATATATCTCCCTGCTAATAGCATTGATAGAGAAAAAAGAACCCAATAAATATTGGGTCCTTTTATATAATGCCTTCCATACTATCGAAGAACTTCACATATTATTTCTCCGATTTAACCCCGAACAAATCATAAATTAATTTAGAAGTGTCTGTAAGTATTTTAATCTCTTCCTTTGAGGTTGGGTCAAACGACTTCGCGAAGCTAATTAATTGTGGTGCAGCATCTCGCATTTTGCTTAAAATATCAGGATCGAGCGTTCCTTCATTCACCAGATGTGACATCTTATCCAGATAGCCATCAAAATTCATTTCTCCCCCATCAGCCAGACGCTTCATCTCTCCCAGGTACTTCTTCATATCACGTTGAGATAATTTTTCAAACTGAGCTTTCAGGTAGCTCTCATTATTTTCATTAATATACACTGTTTCTGATAAATCTGCGTAGGCACTAGAATATGAAAGTGAAATTAACAGCGAAGCAAATAATTTTAAGCTGTTGTCATCATGTTCCTGGCAGGCATTAACAAACGTTAAAAAACCAGAACCTATTGCTTGAAAATGTATATTCGCTAAAGGTTCATTATCCTTAGATTCCTCATAAAATAGCTGAACCGTGGAGGGAAGGTCATTCTTAGTTTCTACATCAAAAGTACATTGTTCAATGGGCATTGCATCTTTATTATCCCCAGGATTACATATACTATTAATCGCGAAATGAAAAATAGCCCGGTCAACAACTGATGCAATAAAGTCACGATCGTTTAAATCCTCATCAGTGCAATCGTCAATATACTTATTGACCCACAT